GTCTACTTCTTCTGTAATTAGAGGGGGAGGAAAACCATCACCAAAGTTCGAGGAATAAGTTTTAACTAACTGGTTCTAAGAGTTTTTTGGTATAAATTAACAACTTGCAATAAGGAGATTATTATGGCAGGATACGGATTAGACCCAGTTAGAAATGCTGACGGGGGCACAGTTCGTGCTAATAACTTCAGTGACGGAAACGGTTACAGAATTGCAGCTACGGCACCTTCAGCTTATTTTGAAGGTGATTTATGCACACTATCAGCAGGACTATTAGTCACTGATATGGCAGGTGCATCTCCAGGAGCTGTAATTGGTGCTTTTTACGGTGCTGAATATGCAGATAATTCCACAGGTGATGTTAAATTTGTACGCTCTATTGCTAGCGGAACGGTGGCAAAAGAGAAATTTAAAGCTTATGTTTATGACGACCCTTACTGTCTGTTCAAGATCCAAGCGGATCAAGTAGCAACAGCAATTGATGCCACAAAAGTAGGCAATAATGTACAAATTGTAGCAGCTCCTACGGGATCAGCAACAACTCACAAAAGTGGTCTTGTAGCAGATTCTAGCACAGCAGCAACAGCAAATGCAGGTTTCCCTCTATCTATTATGGGTAGTGCGGAAGCACCTGACGGAGCTTACACTGCAGCTGGTACTACTATGGATATACTAGTGAAAATTAACACCCATCAATTTGGTGTTGCCGCAGGCAACGCTGGGGTATAATTAAGAGAGGAAATTAAGTTATGGCTATTTCGAGAGCTCAACTCCTTAAAGAATTAGTACCTGGCTTGCATGCAATTTTCGGAACTGAATATAACAGATACGAAAATGAATCAGCGGTACTTTTCGATGAGGAAAAATCAAACAGAGCCTTTGAAGAAGAAGTTCTTTTCCCAGGATTTGGAGAAGCTTCTGTAAAATTTGAAGGTGCACCAGTTAACTACGAAGATACTGGTGAAGGTTGGGTGGCAAGATATACTAACGAGACTGTTGCGATGGCTTTCGCAATTACTGAGGAAGCTATGGAAGACAACTTGTATGATAAATTGTCTACTAGACTAACTAAAGCTTTGGCTAGATCAATGGCTGCGGCTAAACAAACCAAAGGTGCTAATGTATACAATAGAGCATTTACTGCTGCGTATACAGGTGGTGACGGGGTTGTACTTTGTAGTACTGCTCATCCACTACAAGATGGCTCTACTTTATCTAACAGATTCACAACAGCGGCGGAACTTTCAGAAACTTCTCTGGAAGATGCGTTGATTCAAATTGCGGGTCTAACTGATGACAGAGGCATTCCAGTAGCACTTCAAGCTAAGTCTATGCACATTCCAAGACAACTTGTGTTTGTTGCAGAAAGATTGATGGCTTCTCCATACAGAGTGGGAACTGCAGATAACGATGTGAACGCAGTTGTGTCTAAAGGTATGATTCCTGAAGGTTACTTCACTAATCATAGATTCACAAATGCTAAGCATTGGTTCTTAAGAACTGACGTACCAAATGGTATGAAACATTTCAATAGAACTCCAGTGTCTACTGCAATGGAAGGGGATTTTGAAACAGGTAACGTTCGTTACAAATCAAGAGAAAGATATTCTTTCGGTTGGTCTGATTGGCGTGCGGTATTTGGAACAAACCCAAGCTAAGTCGAATGACTTCGGGGGCATCCATAATAAGGTGCCCCCTTTAAATAACTCATAGACTGCGAAAGCAGACAGAAACAAACAAAAGGAGTAAGACTATGGGAACAACTACTTTTTCAGGCCCGATTAAAGCGGGTAACATTTCAGCTACAACAGGTACCACAATTGGTACTAATGTAACTAACATTGGGTCAGTAGTAATGGCACAATCTGTTGTGTTGGATATTATTGGAGCAGATGCGTTAAATCAACGTGTTGCAATCGTTCCAGCTAATTCACAAATTATAGATGTAATTTTAAATGTTACAACTGTAAATAATGATAGTGGAACAGCAACTGTATCTATTGGCGATAGTACAGATGACAATGCATTCATTAGTTTACAAAACGTTAAAGCACTAGGAACTACACATGGTACTTTAGATACTGAAGCAACTGATGTCGGAACTACTGATATGGAAGTATTCGCAGATTTTGTAGCAGGAACTGAAGATGGCTCTACTGGAGCTGCAACAGCAACTGTTTTATATATACAAAATAATAACTTAAGCTAATATAACTAGGGGAGGCTTCGGTCTCCCCATTTAAAGGAGTTAACATGACAATACAAGGTGATTCATTTTCTACTCATTTAACAGCTGATGGAACTTCTGACGGCCAAGCTACTAACGCCCATAGACAACGTTTATTGGGTGTAGTATTGGAGGCAGGATCTGGTGCAGATGCTAATGTGGCTATTTATGATGGGCATACTTCAGGCGGTACTAAAATTTTAGGTTTATCTGTAGCAGCTAAAGGTTCAACAAGTTATACTGTTCCAGCAATGGGAAGAGTTTGTGAAACTAATATCTTTGCGGATTTAACTGGTAGTGGCGCAACAGTAACATTATACTGGAATTAAAAATGTCAGATGATATATCTAAATACGATTTAGAAATTACTGAGTTAAAAAGTGAAATTAAAATATTAAGTGAACGTGTAGCTATAATAAAAGATAATCATTTAAAGCATATTGAAGAAAAAATAAATACTATTAATAAAGTTATGTATACCATTGGTATAATGGTTTTAGGTCAATTATTATTTGTTATTACGCGCGCATTAATGTAAAGGGGGCACTATGGCTACTTCGGGTACATGGAATTTTAGTCTAGATACAGCCGAGATTATACAAGAAGCGTACGAAAGAATAGGTGCTAGTCCAGAGAGTGGGTATGATTTAAAGACGGCAAGACGTTCTTTAAATTTATTATTAACTAAATGGGCTAATGAAGGTGTACATTTATTCCAGTTAAAGTTTCATACTGCTAATATGACTAAAGATCAAGATCATATTACTTTTAATTCATCTATACATGCAGATGTTTTAGATGGTGTGGTAAGAAATAATCAAACTGCGGGCGAACCTAATGACATTCCAATGGAACGTATTAGTCTTGATGATTATATGGCTATTCCAAATAAATGGACAAAAGGAAAACCTGTCCAATTTGCATTAGAAAGAAGAACACAATTTGATTCATCAGGTCCATATACACATAAAATGTATTTATGGCCTGTACCTAATCAAACATATTATCAATATGTTGGTTGGACTATTATGTACGCAGAAGATATAAGTACAACATATAACCAAAATCCTGAAATTCCAAAAAGATATTTGCCAGCATTAGTAAGTGGTTTATCTGTAGAACTTGCTGTCAAACAGGCACCAGATAGATTGGCAACTTTAATACCTTTGTATGAACGTGATTGGCAATTAGCAAAAGAAGAAGATAGAGAACGAGTTAGTTTTATAGTACAGCCACAAATTAGTCCAGTATAGGTAAGATTATATGCCACGTTACGCAAAAGGTAAACATGCGGTTTTAATCAGTGATAGATCTGGTTGGAAAATAAAATATAAAGACGCACGTACTGAATGGACGGGCGCAAGAGTTTCTAAACGAGAGTGGGAAGAAAAACAACCACAACTCGATCCACAAAAATATTTAAGAAGAGCATCTGGACAAGGAAATGTTTTATATGATCCTCGTCCTAATGTAGATTCAGTTACAACAACTGCAAGATTAGGGCCTCTTTATGGTGCATGGTCAGCACAAGCACAAGTCAATATAGGTTATCCTAACATTGGAGTTAGTGAAGATGTACCAGGTTTCCAATTAGCAACACAACAAGGAACTGTTACTCTTGCTACTGTTCATAAAGTTGATGGATTTACTTTAACTGCATCACGAGGTAGTATAACAATTTCAGCAGATGAAGTAGCAGAAGGATTCGAATTAACAGCAGCACAAGGAAGTGTAACACTTCTATCAACTGAAATCCCAACAGGATTATTCGCAACAGCGGCACAAGGTACAATTAATATATCCACAACTGAGGATTCAGAGGGATTTGAATTAACTTCAAGTCAGGGTACTGTAGTACTTGATTTAACAGAAGTTCCAGATGGAATAGCAGTAACTGCTGCACAAGGAACTGTAAGAATTGCAGGAATAGAAGTTCCATCAGGATTTGAATTAACAACTTCTCAAGGAACAGTTAAAATACATGGCATAGAAGCTGTAACAGGCTTTAGCATGACGGCGTCTCAAGGTACAGTAACGGCTGTAGAAGTAACTACAGTTTCGCCATCTGGCTTGACTATGACCGCAGAACAAGGTACAATAGGCGTAACATCTCCAAGTTGGGGTAATTTCCCTTGGGGTCACGATTTATGGGGTCAATAATATGGGTTTAACTTATGTACAATTAAAACAAGCAATTCTGGATTGGACAGAAAATGATGCTACAGAATTTACTACAGCAACAGGATCTGGAGTGGCTCCTGTGGATTTATGTATTCAATTGGCAGAACAACGATTGGTAAGGGAAGCTGACATTACAGCCTACAGAAAGACAACAGATATTACATTATCAGCAAATAATGGATTTTATGATATGCCTCAAGACTTATTTGTTACTAGGTATATTAAAATTAAAACGGGCGAATTTTTGATGGAAAAAGATCATACATTTGTTCGTGAATATACACAAACTATTACAACAGCAGAAAGTGGTGGGCCTTTTTATTATGCGCCTTACGGCGAGGGTACATATTCAGCATCCGATAGAGGTATGCAATGGATATTTTCTCCTAGGCCAACTATTGACACTGCGTTGGAAATAGGGTATACTATAATGCCGACAGGGTTAGGATCTGGGAATGCAAATTCTTATCTAGGAGACTATGCTCCTGACGTGATATTATATGGAGCTTTAATAGAAGCAGCGCAATTTATGAAATCTCCTCAAGAGATCTTAGATAGATATAGGGGATTATATGATAGAGCATTGCAGACATTTTTAGCTTTTGAACAAGGTCGTGTAAGAAGCGACGAAAACGTAAAAGGTGAAATAGGAACAAGGGGATAATATGGCTTTAACATCAGCAATATGTACCAGTTTTAAAGTAGAACTTCTTGAAGGTGATCAGGATTTCAATAATGGAGCGGACGCATTTAAGTGTGCTCTATTTAAAGCAAACGCTTCGATATCAGGAACATTTGGGGCAGCTACAACTAACTACTCTGAAATGACAAGTAGTTCAGATGAGTTGGCATCAGGAAGTGGTTACACTACAGGGGGTAATACATTAACAAATGTAAGTCCAACTTCTAGTGGAACAACCGCATTTACAGATTTCAATGATACTGAATGGACTTCAGCAACATTTACAACACGTGGTTGTCTCATTTATAATTCAAGTGATGGCAATTCATCTGTAATGGTAATTGATTTTGGAGCTGATTATTCTGTATCTGGCGGTACATTTAAAATTGAATTTCCTGCTGCAGCAGCGGGAACAGCTATTCTTAGAATAGTATAGGAGTAATTTATGGCTTCAACATGGTCTAACGCAGAACTGCGTTTGATGACCACAGGTGAAAATGATAACACTTGGGGTGATCAGACTAACGATAATTTAAAACGTCTTGATGACATGATTAATCAAGTCATCGCAGTTACTTTATCTGGCGCTACTAAAACATTAACTTTTACAAATGATCCAACAACTTATGCAAGAGAAGATGGACGTTGTAAAATTTTAAACTTTGGTGGTAGTCCAGGAGCTACATGTACAGTCACATTCCCTAATAAATTAATGTGGTAT